TATATCTAATGCAGGTTTAGCAGGAGCTACCCTTACTGAAGTTGGTCGAACTATATCTGACTTCAACTATGGTATTCGAGGTGTAGCGAACAACTTGTCTCAGTTAGCTACACTATTTATAACACTAGTCTCCAAACAAGAAAAGGGAGGTCTAATGGGTGTTGGATTGGCTTTTAGACAACTATTTCAACAATTAATGGGTCCTTTGGGTATAATATTAGCTTTTCAAGTACTAATAACAACGCTCGAGAAGCTTGATATGGAGGCAAAAGATACGACTAAGACTCTTAAGAATCTTACGAAAGGAATATTGAGCCAAAGAGTTGAATTGTTAGAATACAACAAAGTACTCTTTGATTCTAATGCAAATGAAGAAGCTAGAAAGAATGCACTTGATGAAATAAAGAAAGAAATACCAGGTGCCGTTGATGCAAATGGAAATCTGAAACTAAGTTATGAAGAGTTAAATAGAGAAATAGAGACATATATAGAACAATCGCTGATTCGGGCAGAGATAGACGCTCTTTTAGCTGACAATGAAGAGCTTTTCGCTAAAGAACGTAGGCTTAGAAAGATCGAGGCTATGGGTGAAGGTGAAGAGCAGACAGAGGCATTAAGGAAGTTTATGGAAGAAGAAACTGAATTATTTCAAGCTTCTGGTAGATCACGTCAAGAGCAAAGACGAAGAGCGCATCTCACTCAAGAAGAGCGAGATGCTGAGGATTTGAAAAACTTTAAGAAAAGGATAAATTCTAGTGCACAAGAGGTTAGAGATACTATAAATGCCTTAATGCAGGAATTAAAAAGACTCAAAGATAAAGATAGAAAGGGATCTGAGGACGATGAAATCAAAGCTTTAAAAAGATTCACTTCTGGACTTATTAAAAACTTCCTTGAACCCAGAAGACTATCTCAGAAATTAGCTAGGGACATACTTAAAGATGGTCAGAAAGATAGAGAGGAAGATCTTGTTCATCTAGGAAAAATGCTTGAAAGAGAGAGGAAGTTACGGGCTAAAGCTCTTAAAGATAGTAAAGATATTCAACTAGCAGCTCAAACAGATCTTATTAATGGATTAGCTGCTTTAGGAGAAAAAAACAAGGAGCTTATGATTGCTGCTATTATAGCTGAGAAACTTGTTGCTATAAATAGTATTATAACAAATACCCAACAGACTAATGCAGCTCTCGGGACATCTGGAGCTAAAGCAGGAGGTATTTTAGGATTCTTAGGTGTTAAATCTATGATTGCTGCTAACAATATAAATTCCGCTATTTCTATAGCAGCCTTAACAGCCTCCGCTGCTGGGGCAATACAAGGTATAAGAAGTGGAACTGATGCCGATATCGGTGGAGTTGGAGGGGGTTCTGTAGGCGGAAGAGCTACAACAACAGGAGGCCCAACGTTTAATGTCGTTGGAGCCTCTCAGTTCTCTCAATTAGCTCAGGCAGTAGAGGGTAGAGATGAGCCTATAAGAGCTTATGTAGTTGCTTCAGACGTTACTAATATGCAGCAATTGGAGAATAATATCTCCAATGCTGCTTCGATTTAAAACATAAAACAACAAAATAAGTTATATTATTATGGAAAGAGTTATAGAACTTATTATCGATGAGGAAAATGAAATTAGCGGAATTGAAGCTATTTCTGTTGTAGAGAATCCTGCTATCGAAGAAGACTTTATTGCGCTGAAAAAGCTTTCTGTAGAGCTGGCTGAGGTAGATGCAGAAAAGCGAATCCTTATGGGAGCTGCCCTTATTCCTGACAAGAAGATATTAAGACGTAGCGAAGACGAAGATTACTATATATACTTCTCACAGGAGACGGTAAGAAAGGCTGCTGAGCTTTTCCTAATGCGAGGCAGACAGAACAATTCCACCTTAGAACACAATGAAATATTGCAAGGTATGTCTGTTGTTGAGAGCTGGATAGTAGAAGACCTAAAACACGATAAGTCTAAGAAATATGGCTTTGACGTTCCTGTAGGAACTTGGATGGTGTCAATGAAGGTAAATAATGATGATGTATGGCAATCAGTAAAAGCAGGAGATTTAAAAGGATTTTCAATAGAAGGTTTTTTCGCAGATAATACAGAAAGACCGAAAGAGCAAATCAAAGAAGAGGTTGAAGCTGAGGAGTTACTTTCTGAGATTTATGATGAATTAGAAGCTGCTGAATACAATCTTTCTACCTATAATGACTATCCTAGAGGTGTTTACGAAACAGCTCGCAAGGTACTTCGATGGGTTGACAATAACGGATGGGGATCTTGCGGGACCCCTATAGGGAAGCGAAGAGCATCGCAGCTCGCATCGAGATCTAGACTCACAGTCACAACGATTAAGAGGATGAGAAGTTATTTGCTACGTCATAAAGGAGATCTGCAATATAGCACCAGTTATGAAGATGGATGCGGAAAATTAATGTATGATGCTTGGGGAGGTTCAGCAGGTCTAAGATGGGCTGAATCTAAACTGAAAGAACTTGGAGAGATTGAAGCTGCTGAAATAGGACCAAAAGGCGGTGTAAAAGGATCTCCTAAAGCCCCTGCATCAGACACTCCTAATAAGAATCCCAAAGGTAAGGGAACTGCTAAGGGAGATGCAAGCGGGAAAACAGGTGCTAAGGTGTCTGAGAAGGACAGAGCTGCCTTAAAAAAGAAAGCTGATGAGTTCAATGATCGGTACAAAGAAAAGCTCGGATATGGCGTTACAGTAGGTATGTTAGCTTCTGTATTCCAGCGAGGTCTTGGTGCATTTAACACCAGCCACTCGCCAAAAGTAAAGTCAGCTTCTCAATGGGCGCACGCTAGAGTCAATGCTTTTATGTATTTAGTGAAGAACGGAAGACCTGAAAACTCTAAGTACACTACAGACTACGACTTATTACCTTCCAAACATCCAAAAAGTACAGATGCGTAATTTCGAGACACCTTCAAGAACATCACCTACAAGCTCCAGAAGAGGATGCCTTTGCAAGAACGGTAAGTACAGCACTAAGTGTTGTAATGGTACACTACACGCTCAGGGGATTGGTGATGAACAGGCAAGATACGATCTTCGAAATGAAGACGGATCTGCTATTTTACAAGAGAATGGATTTGAAATATTAATATAATGGCAGATAAGAAAATTTCACAATTAGATTCAGCAAGTGCCTTAGTAGGAACTGAGGTCTTTGCTGTTGTTCAGTCTGATGCTACTAAACAAGTCAGTGTAAAGAATTTAGTACACAAATACATTGCAAAAGCTCAAACAGCTCAATCCACTGTAGCTGTAGACTTAGATGACTCAGATTATGATAATGCGAAACTAATTAAGCTTAGTTGGTCAGGAGCTTCTGGTACTGTAGTATATACACTTCCAGATGCAGCATCGTCCAAAAACACTAATAGAGTGATTAGGCTAATATCGGATAGTACATTCAGTAATAACACTAAAGTTCGTCTGACCCCAAGGTCAGGACAGAACTTAGATGGTAGTTCTTCTTACTATGAAATCAACAAAGCATATGAAGGAATTGCTATCTGGTCCGATGGAACTGAGTGGTTCGTTATCCAGAAGAAAGCCTAAAAATACAACACTTAGAACATTAACCAGTTATACTAATATATATTTATTATGAAAGCAACCGAAATTGTAGAGAAGTTCAAAGAGGTTCTTCTAGGTGCTGAAAAAGAAGTTGAAGTTCAGGCTGAGGAAGTTGTACAGGAAGAAGTACAAGAGCCTACAGAAGAAACTCAACTATCTGAAGAGCAAGTTGAAGAGACTTCTGATGTAAAATTAGAAGAAGAAGCTACTGAAGAAGCTTCTGAAGAGGTAGAGGAAGAGTTGAATGAGACTTTGTACGCTACTAGAGAAGAACTAGCCGAAGTTAAGGCTATGGTCGAGAAGTTGATGGGTATGATGGATTCTAAGCAGACTGAAGCAATGGAAGTTCCAAAAGAGGAATTGTCTGCTGTTGAAGAGCCTGCTGAGCCTATCGTACACACACCAGAGAACGAAACTGAAAAGCAATTCACAAACTTTGCACCTAACGCTCCTAAGAACACTATGAGCCGAGTGCTAGAAATGATTAACCGATAATACTTAATATTTTTTAAAAATGGCAAATCCAGTAACTACAGGTACTACATATGCAGGAGAGTTTAGTGGCAAGTATATTTCCGCTGCCCTCCTAAGTGGTTCCACTTTAGCAAACAACGGGCTTACAGTAATGCCCAATGTAAAATTCAAATCAGTTATCCAAAAAGCTGAGTTAGGTTCTATCGTAGCCGATGCTACTTGCGACTATTCTGCTTCTGGAACTTTGACTCTTACGGAGCGTTTGATTACTCCAAAAGAGTTACAAGTAAACTACACTTTGTGTAAGAAAGACCTTCACGCCACTTGGCAAGCTGCTCAAATGGGCTTCGGTGCATTCGATAACCTTCCTGCTAATTTCGAAGACTATGTTATCGCTTACACTGCTGAGAAGGTATCTGCTTCTATCGAGTCTTCTATCTGGACTGGAAACGATGCAACAGCTGGGCAGTTTACAGGTTTCACTAAGCTTTTAACTGACGATGCTGATCTACCTACAGGACAAGAGATTGCTCAGGTTTCTGGAGGAATCACTTCTTCTAACGTAATCGCTGAGTTAGGGAAAGTAGTAGATGCTATTCCAAACACTGTTTATGGACGTGAAGATCTTCATATCTATATCTCTACTAAAATCGCTAAAGCTTATGTATCTGCACAAGCTGCTTTAGGTTACAGAGATCAATTCCACGTTGGACAAACTGAGTTAAACTTTCAGGGTATTCCATTATTCGTTGCGCCTGGATTAGGAGACGATGATATGATTGCTGCTGAGAAGTCTAACTTATTCTTCGGAACTGGTTTGTTAAACGACTCAAACCTCGTAAAAGTGATCGACACTGCTGAGATCTTAGGAGATCAGAATGTTCGTATCATTATGCGATTTACTGCTGGTGTTCAAATTGGAAACATCACTGACGTTGTAAGCTACGGTATTCCTAACGCTAACAACTAATAAGTTAAGTTTAATCTTAAAAGGGTGGGTGAGCCTAAGTGCCTACCCACCCTTTTTTAATACAATAAAATATGGCTTGTGATTTAAGTTTGGGACGTAAAGTTCCTTGTAAAGATTCGGTAGGAGGGATCAAAGCGGTTTATTTTGTAAACTACGGAACTACTCTTACATATAACAGTACAGACACTGATGCCTTAGATGATATTCAGACAGATGAGTCTACTCCAGGTGCTATCACTGCTTACAAGTATGAGGTCAAAGGAAATAGTTCTTTCGAGCAAGCAATCACTGCTTCCAGAGAGAATGGCACTGCGTTCTTTGAGCAAACCTTAAACTTGACTTTGACTAAGTTGACTAAGGAGGACCACAAAGAGTTAAAGTTATTGACTTACGGTCGCCCCCACGTTGTTATCCACGATTATAATGGAAACGCTTTTTTAATGGGTGCAGAACACGGAGCTGACGTTTCTGGTGGAAGTATCACTACTGGAGCTGGAATGGGAGATATGTCAGGATATACTTTAACATTGAATGCAATGGAGCAGGTTCCTGCTAACTTCTTATTAGATGCTACTGAAGCTGATCCTTTTGCAGGATTGACTACTACTCCAACAGTAACAGAAGGTACTAATTCCTAAGAGTTAACGTACTTCATTCAAAGGGTAACTATTCGGTTACCCTTTTTTTTTGGAACACTTTGTCGTATTTTCGGTTATATTAATATGATAAGATTGCTTCCAAACACTCAAACTCAGACACTAAAGTTTCTTCCTAGATTCATAGAGGATGACACTGATCTGTCTCTTAAAATAACTAGAGACGGAACTACTAAGTCGGAAACTTTAACAGTGGATGCTGATAGAGATGGAAACTTTATGAAGATAGAGACAGAATTTTCAATACTGAAAGATAACGCAACCTATTCATTAGAGATATACAATGGATCAACACTATGGTTTAGAGACAAAGTATATTGCACAGACTCTTATGATTCGGATGCTACATATACTATAAATGACGGGCAGTATACTCAAAGCGATGATGGAGACAGCTCTCAGCAATACATATTCGTATGAATCTAAAAGTAGTTAATTTATCGGGATATGAGATCCCAAAAATCACCGAGACCCACAATAAGACTTGGGTCGAGTATGGTGAGGACAACGATTATTTCTCTGAGCTTATTGAAAGATACTTAGGAAGTCCAACCAATAGTCGGTGTATCAATGGTATATCCGATATGATTTATGGCAGAGGTCTAGAGGCATTGGATTCTCAGGAGAAGCCTGAAATGTATGGTCAGATGAAAGCCTTGCTAGATAAGAAGACTGTTCGAAGAGTAGTCACTGATCTAAAGATGTTAGGGCAGGCTTGCATTCAGGTTGTATATAAAAACCGAAAGAAAGAGGTAGCATCACTGCACCACTTTCCTATGGAGACACTAAGAGCTGAGAAAGCAGATAACGGAAAGGTGAAAGCTTATTACTATCATCCTGACTGGGCGAATATACGCCCGTCAGAGAAGCCTAAGCGCATTCCAACCTTCCGCAATGGTACAAGAAGCCAAAGAGTAGAATTGTTCGTTATAAAGCCTTATAAGGCTGGATTCTATTACTACAGTCCTGTAGATTATCAGGGTTGTCTACAGTATTGCTCATTAGAAGAAGAGGTGTCTAATTATCACCTTTCAAATATACAGAACGGTTTACAGCCTAGTATGCTTATTAACTTCAATAACGGTGTTCCTAATGAGGAGACTCAGGAGATTATTGAACATAAGATATATGAGAAGTTTAGCGGTAGCTCTAATGCTGGTCGTTTTATTTTAGCATTCAATGAAGATTCTGATTCTCAGTCTAACATTGAGCCTATCAATCTTCCTGATGCACACGCTCAATACGAGTTCTTAGCAAAGGAGAGTAGAGAAAAAATTATGATTGGCCACGGTGTTGTATCTCCGATCCTATTAGGTATTAAAGATAATACAGGATTCGGCAACAATGCAGAAGAGCTTAGAACAGCTTCTATCCTTATGGATAATATGGTTATCCGTCCATTCCAACAGTTATTGATTGATTCATTTAAAGAGATACTAGCATACAATGGAATTGATCTTGACCTTTACTTCGTTACTTTACAACCTATTGAGTTTACGGAACTTGATAATATCGCTACTAAAATTAAGCGTGAAGAGGAGACTGGAGAGAAGATTACACCAGCTGAAGAGGCTGCTCAGAACGATCAAAACGAAGACGAATGAAAGCATTGTTTATTACATTAACGGAGCTAAAAAGAAAGTCTATAATTGACGGTACATTAGATGAGGACAAGCTCATTCAGTTTGTTGAGGTAGCTCAGGATATTCATATTCAGAACTACTTAGGAACTAAGCTTTATGAAAAGATACAGACTCTGATTAAAGACGACACCTTAGACGATTCTGAGAATGCGAAGTATAAAACATTACTTAATAGCTATATTAAACCTATGCTTATTTGGTACTCACAGTATTCATTCATACCATTTGCATCATATCAAATTAGTAATGGAGGGATATTTAAACACAGTAGCGAGTCTAGCTCGTCTCCTTCTAAAGAGGAGATCGATGCGTTGACTCGTAAGGCGAAGGACTTTGCTGATTTCTATACAAACAGATTTTTTGATTACATAGACGAGAAGACTGGTGACTATCCTGAGTATAACGCTAGTCAGCCTGATGGAATGCACCCAGACAAAGATAACGATTCGTTAAACGGATGGGTCCTGTAAAAAAGACGTATAAACCTAAAAACAGTAATGTATCTAAATTAGAAAGATACATACTGTACTTAAATAAATTTGTAAAGAAGAATGGCTAAGCAATTAGTAAATATTGGTACAACCGCAAATGACGGTACTGGGGATCCTATAAGAGATGCATTTGACAAAGTAAATGATAACTTTACAGAGCTTTACCAGGCATTAGGAGATGATACTGACTTAGGTTTTACCTTAGATAGCGATGGCAATATTGACATCACAAACAATCTTAATGTATCTGGAGGGTTGGCAGTAACAGGAAATACCACTCTTAATGGCGAAACAATTACTATTGGGGACGGATCTGATGGTGCTACAACGGTAAACGGAGCTACATTGACTATAAACCCATCTACAACAGTAGATGATAATTTGACTGTTAATGGAGACTTTGCAGTAAATACCGACACCTTATTTGTAGATGTTTCTGAGGATAGGGTAGGTATAGGTACAACGAGTCCTGCAAACAATGTCCACATAAAAGTAGATGCAAATGGTGAAGGTTTAACAATACAAAGAGCGAGTTCAGCATCAGGAGCATATGCTGATTTAATGTTTTCTGTTTCTACATCAGATTCAGCAACGCCAAACGCTAAAATTAGAGCTATACGAGGTACTGGTTATGCAGATACTGATATTTCAATCATTACCAATAGTGTCGAAAGAATGCGTATCGATTCGGGTGGGGTAGTTACAGTTGGTGGACACACCCATACTGCTCAGGGAGTTCAAACCATAACTACCACTTCGGGAACTATAAATTTAGATGCTTCTACTTACGGGGTGTTTAGGCTAACAAGCGATTTAACAGGTGCTACCACTTTAAACCTTCAAAATATGAAAGGTGGGCAAGTGATTGACATAATAGTTAGCGGAAGTCAAACAATAACTCTT